TAAGTTTCTAATGAATATTGATTTCGTGCAAAAAAATAAATTTACACTTGCTTATGTTTTATCAATCGTTCTTGTAAACATAGGCTTTGTGTATGTTCCTATGATGCCTTTATTTGGTGAAATGTTTCCACCAATGACATTACTCGTAGGCTTAATTTTTATTCTTAGAGATTATGCTCAAAGAGAAGTTGGACATAGAGTTCTTATTGCAATGGCAGTAGGAGCTATACTTTCGTATATAATGGCTGACCCATTTGTAGCTGTTGCATCTGTTATAGCATTTGCAATATCAGAGCTAGTAGATTGGGCTGTCTATACTTATACGGATAGACCTTTACGAGATAGAATACTTCTTTCATCTGCTATTGGTACACCAGTAGACAGTGCAATATTTCTATTGATATTAGGCTTCTTTAGTCCACTAGGATTTGCTCTTATGGTTGCTGGTAAAATGTTAGCAGCCTTAATTATTTGGTGGAGATTAAGAGATGAAAGATAGTTACAAAAGACTACAAAAGTATACTGTCCATTTCTCTTGTCTTTGTCCAAATGATGGAGAGGAAATCCATTACAAGGCAGTTATAGAAACTGGTAAAATGTTAATGGTTGAAGACATTAAAAAATATTTACTTTCTTTAAA